ATGACTGACACATTCACTGGTACACCAACATTCGTTGGTGATCGTCATGCAGTTCTAGCAACTCTGATCAACCAGCAAGCAAACCTAGTAGCACAGCGCACTCGTCGCGGTGCAGCAAACTGGGCAGTTGTTTCACCAGCAGCACTAACAGTGCTACAGTCAGCAACTACATCAGCATTTGCACGTACAACTGAAGGTACATTTGAAGCACCAACAAACACTAAGTTCGTTGGCACTCTAAATGGCACAATGCGCATCTATGTAAACACATACGCATCAGACACTTCACCAGTACTTCTAGGCTACAAAGGTCAAGGCGAAATTGATGCAGCAGCATTCTATTGCCCATACGTACCATTGATGTCTTCTGGCGTTGTTGTAGATCCTAACTCATTCGAGCCAGTAGTATCATTCATGACACGTTACGGCTATGTTGAGTTAACAAACACAGCATCATCACTAGGTAACGCAGCAGATTACGTTTCAAAAATCGCAGTTGCAAACCTATCATTCATCTAAATCTAGGTGTAATAATAATAAGAGACCCGGGAGTTCGCTTCCGGGTTTTTTTGTGTCTGTTGCATATATATTATTCTTTATATGGTACAACTGATAAATACTATCATATAAAATATTGTATTAGGAAATTGATATGGCAGAACAAATTAAATTTGGTGATAGATTATTCTTGAGTGGCGAAAGAGTTATTGCAGAAACCGATGTGCAAATCAACCGAGATTTGAAAGTTAACAGAGATGTAGTAATCCAAGGAAATCTAGATGTCAATGGTACAGTTACTACTATTGATACAACTGATTTGTTTATTGCAGACCCTATTGTCGGAATGAATTACGACCATACAGGACCAGCAAGCGAAGATGTTGGATTTGAAATTTACCGAGGCGATGATACTAATGTATTTTTTGTTTGGGATGAAACATTAGATAGTTGGAGTACTCGTGGCACAGATTTAGTTGTGCGTAATTTCCATGCAACTGGCGACACACTTATTAACGGTACATTACATGTAGACGGCCAATCAACATTGTCGAGTTTAAACGTAGAAGACTTAACAGACAACAGAGTTGTTATTGTTGGAGTTGACGGCGAAATAGAAGATGATGCCAATTTTACATTTGATGCTACAGAACTTAATATTGGGTTAGGTAACTTCACGGTGGAAGTGGCCACTGGAAATACACAGATATTAGGGACATTAGATGTAGATGGACAATCAACATTAGCAAGTGTAAATGTAGAAGATTTAACAGATAATCGTATTATCATTGCAGGTGTATCTGGCGAATTAGAAGACGATGTTAATTTCACTATGGATGGTACTACATTTGACATTGGTCAAGGAAAATTTACAGTAGATGTCGCAACAGGTGACACCTACACTGCTGGCCAAACAACTTTAGCTAGTGCAAATGTAGAAGATTTAACTAATAATAGAATTGTCATAGTTGGCGTAGATGGCGAATTAGAAGATGATGCCAATTTCACATTCAATGCAACTGAACTTAATATTGGGTTAGGTAACTTCACAGTTCAGCAATCAACTGGTAATACACAGGTAATCGGCACATTGGATGTAGATAGTCAAAGTATACTAGCAAGCGTAAACGTTGAAGACTTAACTGATAATAGAATTGTTATTGTCGGAACAAATGGTGAATTAGAAGACGATTTAAACTTCACTATGGACGGTACTACATTTGATGTTGGACAAGGTAAATTCACAGTAGATGTTGCTTCCGGTATGACTACTATACAAGATTATACTAGTATAATTGCTACGTCTGCCTTAAGAGTGCCGGTAGGTACAACAAATCAGCGACCTGGCGAAAGCGGAGTATTAATTCCAGTCGCCCAAGGACAAATTCGTTACAATACAGTAGATACTACATTCGAAGGTTACGATGGTACGCAATGGGGTTCACTTGGCGGGGTGAAAGACACTGACCAAGATACATATATTCTACCTGAAACTTCTCCTGGCGCAGACAATGACGAATTAGATTTTTATACTGCTGCAACACACCGTATGCGTATTGGTGCTACAGGTGATATTAGCTTCGGTGATAATTTAGATAAGTTTACAATTGATTATCTTACCGGCGATACTACTACATTGGGTGATCTAACTGTTGCACAAGATGCTACTATTACTGGTAATTTGACTGTAAATGGAACAGTTACTACCGTCAATACTGAAACAATTTTACTTGCAGATAATATTTTAACTTTGAATAGTAACTATACAGGTTCAACTCCATCTGAAAATGCGGGTATTGAAATTGAACGAGGTACGTTATTCAAGCCTGTAGTTCGATGGAACGAAATCAGTGACATATGGGAGTTTACCAACGATGGAACTGTATATAGACCTGTGCCATTTACTACAGATGATTTGAATGAAGGTGTAACTAATCTTTATTACACAGATACTAGATCACGTGCATCAATCGCTATTGGGGTAGACAGTTCAGAATTAGAATGGGATCCATTAACTGGACTGTTAACATATGTTGGTTCTGCGGTAACACTCTCTGATGCGTCACCGACAAGTCCAGCACCCAAAGAAGGTGATATATGGTATGATACATTAACTACTGGTAGAGCATATGTATATGCTGGACCAGTAGATGCATGGATTGATCTTTCTCCTGGATTAGCTGGACCAGACGGCCTTAGTGCCTATCAGGTTGCAGTACAAGAAGGATTTACAGGAACAGTAACTGCGTGGCTGGAATCATTGGAAGGCTTATCGGCATATGAAGTCGCAGTTGTTGATGGATTTGTAGGAACAGCAACACAATGGTTAGCATCATTACAGGGTATTCAAGGTATCCAAGGTATTCAAGGTATCCAAGGGATACAAGGTAATACTGGTGATACAGGACTTCAAGGAATTCAAGGTATCCAAGGCAATACAGGAGCAGACGGCGCTGATAGTACAGTTGCAGGACCTCAAGGAATTCAAGGTATCCAAGGAATTCAAGGGATACAAGGCAATGCAGGAGCAGACGGAGCAGACGGAGCAGATGGCGCTGATGGTGCAGATGGTGTTGGGGTTGACTACATTGCAATATCCACCGCTGGCTTCACAACAACATTCCCTACTGTTTCTGGCGAGTACGACATCGCCATTGGTGTTGCTGCCACTGCTCAGGGTACTAAAGGCACTGCGGTTGGTTCTTTTGCAAATGCAGCAAACCTTGGCGACACAGTGTTCGGGTATCAAGCTGGCTCAAACAGCAGTAACACCTACAATTCAACTTCTATTGGACAGGGTTCCTTTTGTCGCTCTTCTGCTGCATTTGGTGCAGTTGGTACAGTCTCTATTGGAACCAGTGCTAAAGTAGACGGTGGTTCAGATGTAAATGGTGGTATTGCTGTAGGTCAAAATGCTGATTCGTCCTTTCGTGGTGCAATTGCTATGGGACGTGACGCAATCAGTGAGTCATTTGGTACTGTATCTATTGGTGAATATTCTAAAGTAGACGGAGGGATGATTGGTAGTGTTGCTATTGGCCGCGGCGCTAGGGTTCAGAATAGTACTAACTTAGGTGGCATTGCTATCGGTGGTAGTCAGCAAGCTTCAGCACAATACAGCAATTCTGCTGGCGCACAATCTTACTCTCGTGGCATTAATATAGGTAACATAGGCTCTAGTGCGACTAACAACACAATTCGTATTGGTACAAGCTCACACACTACTGTTCAAGTTGGTAACACATCTTCTGACATCCGTGATAAAGTTGAAATTGAAAACCTGACTTTAGGTCTTGAGTTCATTAATAGGCTAGAAACTAAAACTTTTGTTTATAACAACCGTGATCGTTATGATGACTGGGATAACTCTAGTGAATCGGAGAAAGATTCTTTTGTAACTACCGGTATCATTGCTCAAGAAGTTCTTACCGCGTTGGATGAAGTTGGCTTTGATAAAGAGCATAACATTATCAAAGATATTGAACTGAACAAAGATGGTTATGAGAGTGACCATGAGGCTTATATTGTCAAGATGGATCAATTCATTGCTCCGTTGATGAAAGCTGTTCAAGAACTTTCTGACAAGAATGAAGCACTAGAAGCTCGGCTTGCTTTACTTGAATCTAACCAATGACATCACATGTCCCACATCGTAAAATGAATAATAAATATAGAATAATAAAAGTAATACGGAGATAACAAATGCCAGAACACATTAATTCACTGAATTTTCCAATACAAGCATCTAATCAGGCAACACATACGCGATTTGGGAGAGAATACACATATGATTCGAGTACTGACTCTTGGCTCGCAGTAACACCTACATTGCAAGTATTGGATCCTAGTAAATTATCACCGAAAGATTATACCCCAGTTATTCGTGATGACGGAGACACACTACAAAATGGAGATTCATATTATAATACTATTGATGAGACAACATACACGTGGGATGAAACTTCTGGATATTGGAGAAGAACATCTGCTGGCGCGGTAGTATCTGATACTGCTCCGGTTGATTTATATGATGGATTGATATGGCAAGATACAATTGCTGGTGGCACGTATATATACAATCAGTCGGGTGATACCTGGATTGAAGCCGGCGGCGCAGGTGGTTACGCAGTAGATCCACTGATGGTCATTGAACCTGAATCAAATGGTGATCCAGTTGCTAGTGATTTTGCGAACGGTGTACAATTTGTGGTACAATATGAATAATGCCTAAATTTTTTGTAAAAGATGAATCATCTATATATCAAGCATCTAAAGTATTTGTAAATGATGCTGGAACGGTAAGACAAGCTACCCAAATCTGGGCACTAGAAACTGGTGTTCCTAAACTTGTATATTTACTATCTGCCCAAATACCGTTATTGCCTGAGCAGAGCGACCCACATATTAATGGTTATTTAAATATGCAAGGCCCAGTAAGAACAAGTGACTTCGGATTAGAAGATGGCGATACATTAATAATTTCTGAAAACTGGTGGCTTTGGTCACCGACCACAAGTCAACCCGCACTTATCATAGACACTCCTAAGGCAATTATTCAAAATTATGGTAATATTACAGGCCATGGCGGGTATGCATCAAGTCCTGGCGGACCTGCAATTGTATCAGAAGTGAGCAATTCTAGAATTTATAACCATCCTGGTGCATTTATTGCTGGTGGCGGTGGCGGTGGTGCTGGGTCACAGGGCGGCGGTGGTGCTGGACAAGCGCCTCCCGGACAAGCTGGGGCTGTTGGCGGTTCTTATAGTTACGGGGTAGGACTTGGTGGTGCGGGACCCACGTTTGGTTGTAGTGAAGGTGGAACTGTTCAAACTTCTGGTAGTTGTACTGGAACAGTTTCTGGAGTAATCGGTGCAGGTGGGAACCAAGGTGCCAGTGCTGGTAGTGGTAATACTTCCGGTGGAGGCTGCACTGTTACAAATGGTTCTGGTAGCTCTGGGACTGGTTGCTTCGTTTCCGGTATCCGATGGGGTGTAGGTGGACCTGCAGCATCTCCTAATCCGGGTGGACAGGGAGGCTCTATACTTTCAGATACCCAGAACCAAACAGTAAGTGGCGGAGGCTGGGGATTACCCGGCTCTGGTGGAGCAGCTGGCGGAGCTGCAATATCTGGTTCGTATATATCGTTATCCAATGATGGTACAATTTACGGTTCAACTTAATAATATAAATGAGAATTCAATGACCAAAGGTATGTTTACAAATAGCGCAGTAGATGAAACAATCATTCGATTGTCTGATTTCCAATACAAGTATGATGCAATATCAAATATTTGGTTATTGAATAGATTGGCTAAAACTGTTAATATATCTGTATTCGCAGATGTAATAATTAATAATATCACAAACAAATTAGGACCTACTACCGCATCATCTTTGGGAATGTTCGCTGGTGACACATTATTCATCCCAGAAAACTTTTGGGTATGGTCAGATTATACTGGCGCTCCTGCAATCATTATGGATGTAGAAAATACTACGTTAGATAATCATGGAGTTATCATTGGTAGAGGTGGCAACGGTGGTGCCTCTGGTGGAAGCGGTGGTGCAGCAGGAAGTAACGGCGGCCCTGCTATTGCTGTAACTGCTGAATTAGTAAAAATTAAAAACAATACAACTGGATTTATTGCTGGAGGCGGAGGCGGAGGCGGCGGTTCCGCTTATTCGTCTGGTGGAGGCGGAGCAGGTGGAGGCACGGGAGGTGGACCAACCGGCGACGATGGGTTTGGTTCATTCTACGGCGGATCTGCGGGTCCACTAAATTCAATCGGTAGTAATGGTAACGGCAGACCCGGCTACTGGGGTTATGGCGGCGGCACAGGCGGCGGCGGCGGTAATACCATGGATGCAGGAGCAAAAAGTGAAAACCCATCCGGTTCTGGCGGTGGCGGTGGCAGAATATTAAGCGGCACGGGCGGTAGTGGAGCAAATGGTGGTAATGGTGGTTCACTAAATACTACTGGTGATACCGCCTACGGGACGTGGCCAAGTGGCGGCGGTGGCGGCTGGGGCGCATCAGGCGGCGCAGGCGGAATTAATAGCGGTGCCTCTGGTGCAGGTGGCATGGGTGGTAATGGAATTATATGGAATGGAAACATTTCTGATGTAGTAAATAATGGCACAATATATGGAGGGTACACATAATGCAAATTGATAAAGTACTTGTTAGATTGCGTGATTATGATTATATATGTGATGAGGCGATTGAATACCTAGAGAATAATATATTAGGCAACGGATATACGTATAAAACCTGCATTAGAAAAATAGCATCTGATTCTTTGATACCAACTGACCAACGGCGCGTATGGTTACGGAACGCTAGACGATTAAGATTGGAACCTAGTGCTATCAAACTTGGCATTGATGCATTGGAAGTGGATACGTACCGAGTTGTGATAAAAAATATTCCAGTTTCAGAAGGTTCTCTTATTGAGTGCCATGCATATGTAGATAATTATGATTGGGTAAAATTTTCTAATGTAAATAATGCCACTACAATCATCGGAGATGTAAATAATTTTAATCGTGCAGAAACAGTTATCGGCGATGTATATTTTAATATACAAGAACTAAAATCACTTTCAATCGCGATTGAAGGTAAGATAGAAGATGTATCCAATGAATTTGTGATTTGGGAGAAAATATTATAATGTCAAATTTTCCTAAAAATGTACCCGATGGTACTAAAGTAACATTACGGTCATATGTGTATGTGTATTTCGCTGCATCCAATAAGTGGAAACTTGAACGAAGAGAGATAATCTGATGTCAAAAAATGATTTCACTAACAATATTCCAGCGCGTACTAATTACGCAGCTAGCCGTTATACATATGTATATGAAGCTGATACTAACAGATGGCGTCTTGCTGTCACACCGCCTGCTAACAAACGGCCTGTGATTGAAGTACCATTTGCAGATTTAACTGTGTACGAAGATAGTCTATTAAACTATCAATTTTCTGCAAATGTATTTTCAGATCCAGACGCCACTGATATCCTTACTTATACTGCTACATTATCAACTGGTGCACCGTTGCCAACGTGGCTTAGTTTTAATCCTGTAACTAGACGATTCTATGGTACTCCGTTAAATGAACATGTTGGTATAATTAAAGTTAAGATAACAGCAACAGACGGTGAAAATTTGGACGTATCTGATATTTTTAACATTACTGTTATTAATACCAATGATAGCCCTACCGCAGATAATCCAATCCCAGATCAGCAAATTACAGAAGATAGTACTGTTGTTGCGCGTCTTCCTCACAATACGTTCAGTGATATAGATGTCGGTGATATTCTGTCATATAATTTCACACTTACCAATGGTAATCCTACGCCATCATGGTTTTCGTTCAACTCCCAGACAGGAACTATTACAGCATCGCCGTTGAATGGTGACGTTGGTTCAATAGAGATTAGTGTACTCGCAACTGATATATTCGGTGCAACTGCGGTTGATACATTTACTATTGTTGTGACAAATGTAAATGATGCGCCTACAGTAAATAATTCTCTAACTGCAACAAAGACTGCTACTGAAAATCAGGCATTTTCATATCAGTTTGCGGCAGATGCGTTCGATGATGATGATTTTATACACGGAGATATTATAACTTATAGTACTTCTACATTACCGAATTGGTTATCATTCAACGCTTCTACTCGCACATTTAGTGGAACTCCATTGTTCAATGAGGTAGGTACTGAAAATGTTGTAGTAACTGCCACTGATCTGGCAGGTGCTAGTGTGTCTACTAATTTTGATATAAACGTTGAGGAACAGACTGTTTATCCAACAGTTGCTAGTACTGAATATACATATTCAACTTCTAATATTGATATTAGTGATAGTGGAAATGTAGCAATTGGATTTGCATATACAACTACTTATTCAGATGGTGATTTTGGAGCAGAAGGCTTTAGAGGTAAACCAGTAAATTCGTATTTTGATATTGCAACTCCGAATAATTTTGTTTGGGTAGATGAATCAGAAATACCCAATAGCAAAACATTAGATACTGCTTTGCCGGGTGACAGAGGAGTACAATCAGACTTTGGTAGATCGACAAGTGGTACTACAAATGAATTTATATTTACTGATATGAGTGGCAGTGGATGGGCAATACGGAATCACAATTTGTCTGGTGACGATGCTGATAATCCAGATGTTGACGTATATTGGAAGCAATTCGCTTTTGCTGAAATTAATTTTCTTGCTTCTGGATCTATAGATGCAAATGACATCTTAGTGACTAATAGTCAAGGTTTAAATGTTGATCTAACACATTGCCAAATAACAAATAATGGCAATAATTGGAAAATAATCTTTTGGACATCAGATCCTGGAACAGGTAACAATTTCAATGTTTACAACAGATTATAAAAACTAATCAGAATTAAAAAAGTGTGTCAGTGTATTTCGTAACCAAGAATTACTGTCGTCCTCTTTGTTATCATTAACCCAGTGTGGGAAGCGGATGAATAATTTTTTCCACTGTATTAGTTGATCATGGGTGTCAAATAATCTTTTAACATATTCTCCACTGTTTGCGATGGATTGAGTACTTGCCACTCCGTTTAATTGCAACTTACATGCATTAAGATCCTCTACGTCTTTGTCTATTGCCATAATTAAATCCGAGAAATCATCCACTGTCGAAAACATATTCATTAGATATATATGGTGGTCTTTTTTAGTCTTGCCGTTGTAAAGAAACATAATTTCTTGTAAGTCATAATATAATGCCTTTACCGGATTTATGCTTTCTCTGTATCTTTCCATTACTCTTTTTATTACAAATGCTTCATTCAATGTACTCAAATTCTCAAGAGCACTTGCGGCAAGCATATTAGATTTTTGACGATTTGATGTTATACTTTTTCTATATAATATTTTTATCTTACTTACTACAGTATCTACTATAATCTTATCATTATCACTAAGATCAGATTTTAAGAATTCAATGTGGCCCGGAGTTGTATTGTTGATAGTCATACTTAGGCTGTCTGAAACTTTACTAGTTTTCAGATACTCCCTACATTCTTTTAGGAATTTTTGTTTTTTAAAATCTATTATTTTCAAAATATAAATTACCTTACATGTGCATACGTACACATGTATTTATAGGGATTTTATGATTGATTTAAGTAGAGTTAACTTCTTTTTCTTGAATAATGTTCTTTGTGCACCGGGATGCATGGGTTTTGGAAAATAATTGCTATCTAACCAAGCATACCCGCCACTTTCATCATTAATAGACGGAGTAAATTCTTTCTCGACTATTACTACAAATGTATAATAGCTAAATGATTTGTCTCTTGCGTGGTACTGGTCAAATGGAAATACCTTAATAACATCTTGTTTTATATTTAGATTTATTTCCTCTTCTAATTCACGTAATAACCCTTGTGACACATTCTCAGTGCCTTCTATTTTGCCACCCCAGAACGCCCAATTCCTAGCGTATGAGCCTTTTAATGAGCGATGCTGTAGTAGTATTCTTTGTGTATCTTTTGCAACTATACACGCGCCAGCGGCTTTGATCATTCTGGTGCCTCTGCCTCCTGTACTAATTCTAGTCTCCAATAGCCTCCCTCGTATATTCCTTGGAAGGTATCTACCCATTCATTTTTTTCTAATTTAAATTGCTGTGATGAAAATACATTTGTCACAAAATGATTGTCATCTGTTTCGCTTGCATCTAAACTAACAACCCACGCAACTCCATTGAATTCTATAATATCATTTGCTGATATAGGTATTCCCCATTCTGGCAATGCTGTTTCCGCATTTAAACACATATATCTTTGACCTGCAGATGCAAACGGTAAATTACCAAAGCCAGGTTTACTGGTAGATGGATCTATAATTTTATCTACTGGTGCAAGTGTGTTGCCTGGTAATGTATCTACATCAATAAGAATAGATAGTACTCCCGGGTCATTTGTACGAGTTAGTGTGCCAATAATATCAGCATCTACGTTCTCAAGTTGCTTATGGTATTTAAGTCGAATTCTAGAGACGCCTTCTGTTAAGTTCGCATAATTTGACAGTACTTCGTCCCATGTAGTGTTGTCGTCCCAATTCCCATTTTCAAGCACTTTGGCAGTAACCGTGCCGTTATCATTTATTACACTGATTGCATAATTTCCTGGCGTAACTACAATACTTGTTTCCACTTGTAAATCTCTGAAGAATTCAAATGCGTCTGGGTCATAATCTAGTGTGTCTATATCGTTATATTGGTACACATTGTGAATAATATTCCTGATAACATTTTGTCTTGTTACGAGAGCCGGCGGATTTATCCAAATTGGTATTTGAAAAAATAAACTTGCAATATCAATTTGATCTTCGATGCCCGCAGGGATTGATCTGCTGGTCCACTGTATGTCAGTAAGCTCGACAGTAGTTATAGTTGTCCAATCTACTGGGTTATCATTTTGTTGTATCTCTAATGCTGGATTAAATAGAACTAATATCTGTTCTAGTAGTTGCAACTTCTGATCTGTATTAGAAGTCCAAATATCAACTTGCATATTCAATACATATGGCACTGGCATCATTCTTCCGACATTATACTTGTTACCAGGTTCATCAGTGTATGCACTTGCTACTGGGTCCCATTGTCTCTCATTGACCTTTACTGTGTCACTGAAAAATGGTTCTTGTAATCGCTGTCTATCTGGTTGAAGACTCTGAATATACGAAGATATAAATGGTGCGGAATTAACAATGTTTTCGCTGTTGCCTTTGAGAATAGTGGCAGCCATACGAGATACATCTCCGTATCTACTCGGTACTTTGATATAGTAATCAGATGTCCCATCATTTAGTTTCTTACCAGTTTTTACGTTGAAACCACTAAAGATGCGAATGAATTGTAAAAGGTAGCGTCTTACTTGCTCATCGTAGAAGTGTAATTGTCTTAAATCTGCCATCTGTTTATGCCTCGCCATCAATCTTTGGTTTAATAACTTGTGATAAGTTTACTCTTGATACTATTTCAGTGCCGTCATCAAGTGTTACAATGCCTGCATTGTTGATAAACTTGTGATGTAAATAATTACCCACTTGCCACGATCCGTCATCATCTTCTATTTTATACCATTTGTTGTCTCTATATTGAAATAATCTATTTGGTTCATAGTCTGTTCTTAGAAAGAATGCATTATCGTCTGGAAATTGTGGAAATGATATGCCACTTTCGACTGTGGAATAATCTACATCATCTGGGTGTCCAGACCCGTCTACTGCATATTCTAAGTTATTCTTTCTGTAGTCGTAGTATCTTCCTGGCACATTTTCTTGAGCCTCATTGACAATCGCTTCATTAATATTTAGTTCTTGGTTATAGGTAGATAGTAGATTTTTTAAATCATCTACTTCTTCGCCGGTACCAAATATATCTGAATACTCTTGGGTGTCTTGTAACTGCTTGCATCTTACGCGCCAAATATGTGGCCACCAACCTGGATCAAATCCATCTGATGATTTTGATCCTTCTTGTACAACCCAGTATTGATTAACTGCTGCTGCATCCTCGTCGAGTAGTAAATCATCACGCATGTGTGGAAGTTCTATTACATCACCAGTCATTAGTTTGCGGCCAATATTTTCGACCATTGCATTAATATGCACCGAGAAAATAGTTTGGTCTGTTCCTAAAAACATACCGAACTGTGATAGGTCGAAGTCTTGGTCATTTACAGTATATGTGCCACGTAGTTCAAAAACAGTAGTTTCGTATTTACGATCTCTGTTTTCCATGAATAGTAAATCTTGGATAGGAGGATTAGCCGGATCATAATTAGGATCAGTCTCGTCAACTGAGCCTAAGTACTTATGTATGAGTAATGCAGTACCGCCATGTTCAAAATGGGCTTGAACCATTTTATCGATGAACTTGTAATCGTTACCTTTGCGGGGATTCCATAAACTTAATCTTGGCATATCTTTTTCCTTGACTTGTCTCTGTATTTATCATATAATATAAAAGAACATATACCGGGAATAATAACCATGATTGAATACTTAAATCGAAATAGTGCCGGAAACACTGTAATTAGAGACTTTCTATCACCTACGACTATACATCAATTTAAACTATGGGCAATGAATAACAACAATGCGCATCGTGGAAATGGAGTAGACGGTGAATACTACAATGAACATGACGGTTCAAGGGAATATAATGTGTGGTGGACAACTCAACCACCAGCAGAGATGTGGTTGCCGCTTGTTTTAGAACTTACAACACACATCGACGCTCTATTTAGAACTACTAATTGGGAGACGCATGTAGTTGATTGTATTACTACACGTCCTCATAGCGACAAGATATATGCACACATTGATACTCCCTATCGTTTTGAAGAATTCGCAGATAGTACTGAAACATTAGGGGTACAAATTATTATTCCACTGGATAACTTCACGTTAGAGAATGGTGCAACTGCATATCTACCTGGCTCACATTTAGAGAATATAGATTTCAGAGATTTAGAAGACCGCCGCGAACATTATAATAATAGACTTACATCAGAAGGTCAGCAGTTTCTAGCGAATCCAGGTGATGTGTTGATGTATGATGGCAGAACATTACATAGCACTATGCCTAACAACTCAGCAGATTTTCGTAGTGCATTGCTGATAAATGCACTTCGGCGAGATGTAATTGATAGAGTACGAGAACTAGATAGTAACACTGATTTTGTAAAAACATAATAAAACTTGACATATGCCTCAGATAATGTATACTAAGATTAAATAACACTATGGAGTGATTCGAAAATGGTAGCAACTTTGAAACGTAAAAAAGCTAAGATGGTTAGAACGCCTAAGTTTGTAGACGAAAAGTATACAGGCCCAGAACCAGAGTGGCTTTACGCAGCGGATATGTCGGTCGAAGAATACTACAATGAGCGCCGTCGCACTACCTTCTATTATAATTATTTCTTTACTCCCAAGGATGGTAAGCCGTGGGTTGTCGAATGGATGAAGAATAACGAGTATACCAAAGAACAAATATCAGCAGTCAAAAATGTTGCAGACACATGGATTCCAATGACTCTGTGTTCATACTGCCGCGCTCAAAATAAAGGTATGCCTAGTAATCACCCTGATATGGCAAAACATCTTATGACTTTACCCGGAGTAGACCAATCTGCAATTATGGATGTCGATTCATATATTCGTGGTAAACTTGAAATCGTAATTTCACACGGGATGGTTAAAAAAGAAGCAAAGGTGGAACAAGAGAAACAAAAAGATATCCCTCGTCCATCAATTCAACAATTACTACGTGACAAATCGGCACAGATGTCGATTGAGATTGAAGAATTTGTTGATAACTTTGATTACAAAAAAACAACATTAAAGTCATTTGATCCACTAAAAATGCTACGTAAAGTAGATGCTAAAGGTAATCATGCAAAGCATATTCATTCATTTTTTGAAGGTGCATATTTAGAGTTTGATACATTACTTAACCCGCCAAAGCGAATGAATGAATCGAAGCAAGAAGATTTTGACCAACTAAAAGAAGGGTTTAGTTATCTTAAAAAAGATGAAATAAAAAATGCATGGACAATGTATCGTAGTGTACTTGATGCGTGTGATATGATTATACAAGAGAGTAAAGTAAATCGTACTCCTCGTAAGGCTAAGCCAGTAAGCAAAGAAAAGATTGTCGCGAAAGTAAAATACTGTAAGTCAGACACTGCAACTAAAAGTGTCAGTCAGAAGCCATTAGATTGCTTAGACGCACAAGCAATTGTGACTTATAACACAAAGACACGTAAGTTGGGTATCTACTATCCGGCTGATAAGCACTCCTTGTCATTTAAAGGTACGACTCTCACCAACTTTGACGAAAAGCGTAGCGTACAAAAGACGATGCGCAAGCCAGCGGAACAAGTGTCTATGTTTAAAAAAGTTGCAAAGCGAAGCCTACAGAAAGAGTTTGGTACTATTAAGAGTGTGGAAACCAAGATGAATGGCAGATTTGGTGACCAAACTTTGATTTTGCGAATTTTATAGTTTCTGATAAATATAGTATATCGGAGAACAAAAATGCCACAAGCAAGAAATAAAGTTAGAAATGATGTAATCAAGCAAATCAGATTGTTACTAGGTGACGGGATGATTGATATTGAATTGGATCCAGAGCATTATGATATTGCTTTAGATGTTGCAATATCTAAAGTTCGCCAGCGTTCTGAGAATGCAGTTGAAGAAGACTATTATGCGCTAGAACTAAAAGAGGATGTAGCTGAATATACTCTTCCAGATGAAATCATGGAAGTAAAGCAAATCTGGAATCGTTCATTTGGCAATGGGGTTTCAGGTGGCGTTGATATGGATCCATTTGAACTTGCATATGCGAATTCGTACTTCTTTATGAACAATCATATTGGTGGCCTTGCAACTGCTGATTTCTTTGCGCAGTATCGCGAAACGCTTAACAAAGTAGCGGCAACTGATATTATGTATCTTTGGAATCCAGTCACAAAGAAAATCAAACTTCTACGTAGAATGAGACACGATACGCTAGTATTGATACATGTTTACTTAGAGCGTGATGAAGATCAATTAATGGTTGACCCATACTTAAAGTCCTGGATCAGAGATTATGCACTTGCATATTGTAAGCGTATGCTGGGAGAAGCACGTGGTAAGTTCTCTTCTCTACCCGGTGCACAAGGTGGAGTTACCTTGAATGGTGCTGAGATGAAAGCAGAAGCGGATGTATTAATAGAGAAGTTAGAATTTGATCTAGCAAATTACGTAGATGGTTCCTCTCCATTAGGATTTATCATAGGCTGATATTACCTAGTGTTCACGCTAACAATGTGTGTTGTGTGTAAATATAGGTATGGATTTGATCGAACTTAAAAAAGTGAATGAGATGTTCTTCGCAGTCAAAGGACATTTATTCCCTACCACATACACTGTAAACGAGATGCGTAGTGTATATAATAGTTACTTTACTAGAATGTGGGGTAACAACGAATTTTACCTTCATGTAGAACAATTTGAAGATGTTTGGAAAAACAGAACGGCATGGCTAACTGCTACAATTTAACGCATTGATGTTTCATGTTTTCCGTGCTATATTCAGATAAGTATTAGCATGAAACATTATACCCCTCAAACATTTGGTGACCGAGTAGCACTTGGTATTACACTATTCCTGCGTTGGTTCGCAGACACATTCTTTGCTAAACGCTATGGACATCGTGCAGTTGTACTAGAAACAGTGGCTGGTGTTCCAGGCATGGTAGCAGGTATGTGGAGTCACTTGCGTAGTTTGCGTAAGATGCAACCAGATGACAGAGGGTGGATTAAAACACTATTAGAAGAAGCAGAAAACGAACGTATGCATCTAATGATATTCATTGAGATTGCAAAGCCAAATTGGTTTGAGCGTACACTTATATTATTTGCGCAGTTTGTATTCTGGCATTTCTATTTTGTTCTTTATGTGTTGTTCCCAAAAGTAGCTCACCGTATGGTAGGTTATTTCGAAGAACAGGCAGTGGTAAGTTACACACAATACTTGGAACAAATCGACACTGGTGCAGTTGAAAATATACCAGCACCACAAACAGCAATTGACTACTATAATTTGAAATCAGATGCTAGACTGCGTGATGTAGTTATAGCAGTTAGAGAAGATGAAAGAGGTCACAGTGAAGTTAATCATGGCATGGCTAACATCCTTGTTCAAGAAGCAAGCGACTAATCCCGATCCAGAATTCGATCCAAGAATTCGTATCAATTCAGAAAACATGACAGACGTTGAAAAGATGGATGTCGGTTTTAACGGCAAAACATACACCAACAACGGTATTGAATCAGATTTTTAATTTAATTACTTGACTATTGAACAAGCTAAACTATATATAATATAAACACACAAGAGGAAACTAATATGAAAACATTACTATCAACTGTAGCCGTGATGGTTGCATTAACTACTTCCGCATTTGCAGAAGATACAACTGTAGAAATGCTAAACAAGCGTGATGATGGCGCTAAAATGGTATACAGTGAAGACATCACACGCATTGATGTAGGCGACACAGTAACATGGGTACCAACATCAAAAGGTCACAATGTAGAATTCATTGCTGGCCCAGAAGGCTTTGACATTCCAAAGAAATCAAAGAACAGCAAAGAAGTTGCTATTACGTTTGATACGCCAGGCATCTATTACTACTGGTGCACCCCGCATAAAGGCATGGGCATGATTGCTCTACTCGTTGTTGGCGATGATACATCAAACATTGATGATATTACAAAAGCAAAAGCAGTAGGCAAATCAAAGAAGAAACTAAAAGAATTACTGTCACAGTTGTAATTTTAACTTGACAAAATCAATCTGTGATGCTATACTGATTCACAGATTGATTTTAAAGGAACTATCACATGCAACATGCTGAGTATAAACCCAAACTGCTTGTTATTGGACACGGACGCCACGGAAAAGATACTGTATGTGAAATTCTACGTGACGAATATGGCTATACATTTGAAAGTAGTTCTCAGTTTTGTTCCAAATTATTCATTTATGATAATCTAAAAGATACATATGGTTATGAAAATGAAGAAGAGTGCTATGCAGATAGGCACAGTCATAGGGAAGAATGGTATAATGCCATTTGCGATTACAACATACCTGACGCCGCAACATTAGGCAGAGAAATGTTTGAAAACTATGACATATATTGCGGGTTGCGTAATAAGCGTGAATTCTTTGCAATGCAGAATACTGGAGTATTTGATTACTGTATATGGGTTGACCGTGGCATGCATCTCCCTCCTGAATCCAAAGATAGTATGAGTCTAGAACATTGGATGGCTGATTATACAATTGACAACAATGGCACACTAGAAGATTTGAAGTTCAACTTAGATCAATTAATGAGTTATTTAACTATTGATCCAGTACTTGAATAGTTTAGTAACATTTAACTATAATTGTCTATGTAGTTAATTCAAAACCACACCTTTTTCTCCATAATGAATAAATACTCTTAATAAACAATAACACATGTTTTCATAAGGAGAAATAGAATGGCGACATTAGTATCCCCCGGCGTATCAGTGATGGTTTCAGATGAATCACAATACGTAGCAGCTACACAAGGCACACTACCGTTAGTTGTAGTAGCAACCGCATCAAACAAAACAGATGGCTCAGGCTCAAAAATTGCAGCTGGCACAATTCCAGCAAATGCTGGCGTTGCATATCTAGTTTCCTCACAGCGGGAACTAGTAGAAACATTTGGTGAACCAAAGTTCTATCAAGTAGGCGGTTCAGTTGTACAAGGTGCAGAGACAAGCGAGTATGGTCTATTAACTGCGTATCAGTATCTAGGTGTTTCCAATAACGCTTATATCATTCGCGCTGATATCGATTTATCAGAACTAGAAGCGACCACGGTAGAACCATCAGGTGTACTAGAAGACGGAACTTACTGGCATGAAATCGCAGACTCCGCATATGGTATTTTTGAACATGATGGTACCGACTGGGTAGCAGTAACACCAGCAGTATTAAATGATGCTCCTGGCACTGGCAATGTTGAATCAATGAATTCATCCGGTTATGCAGCCCCAGAAAACACATTCGGTTCAACTGGCGATATAGCAGTCGTTACTTCAACTGTAAAAATTACATATTGGAAAAAAGTAGGAACGTCATGGGTTCTACTAGGTGACGTAGGATCTCCGACATTTTCATTCAGTGCATATGCGCCAGCAGGTACAGTAGGTGATATATATGTGAGATTGACAAAACAGGGTGGTGGTCTTGACATCACGGTATCTACATATAATGCAGTTTCTGGAACATTCCAAGCATTGCAAGTTCCAGTATATTCGTCAGATGATGCTGCACATAATGTTGGATTAAACGTTGCGGGTGACACTTATTTGCAACTATACACCGATACAATGGGTGTCATTGTTTTACGTAGACATTCGGGTGCATCAACTATTTCACTACAAAGTGATACTGCTATGCCAACCACATCTTCAATTAGTGTAGCATTTAGTGTACTAGCTGAAGGCATGAATGCAACATTTGCCTTCACTACTATGACATTAGATTCGATTATTACTTCACTACAGTCAAATTCTGAATTGAATACAAATAACGTTAAAATTGAAAAAGTCGGTACAAACAAAATCAGATTTGTGAAAACTGATGGCAAAACAATGACACTTTCCTTCTCGTCTGGCGCAGCGGCTCTAGGCTTTACTGTATCAAACCTTGTTGAAGGTAGTGCATGGGATGATTTGACATATGAAGCAAATATAAACACCCCCAAAGGTGCTATTGATCCTGGTGCTCTGTGGTATAATGCAGATTTAGCAATTGAATTAATGCGCGTTGAATTTGTAGGCGGTGTTCAGCAGTGGGTAACATATGCATGGTCAGAAGACCAAGATGGCATCTACGGTAATGAACTACAACTGCGTTCAACAAAGCCGACTGTGCGTAAAGATGGATCAACTGTTCTAGTAGCAGGTGATATCTGGGTAGATGGCGATGCAGTACCGTATCCAACAATCTATCGCTGGAGTGGCACGACATGGGTAAAACTAGACGGTGCTGATCAATCTTCTGTTAACGGTGTTTTATTTGGTAACTATTCAAATGATGCTCCGTATGATGAGTTTGGAAATGCAAATGCACGTACTGAACATGCAAACACGCCAAATGCAGAGTTGCTACCAGAAAACATTCTAATGGTAAACATGGATTATTCTACTTATAATGTTAAGCAGTATACCGATGGCGCATGGGAGTGGGTTTCAGGAGTCAATCTAGATGGTTCTGGTAAGTTTGGCACAGACGCACAACGTCACATGGTAACAGAAGCAATGAGTGCTGCACTTGCAGGCAACGAGGGTATTCGTGCAGAAGCAGTATACTTCAACTTAATTGCAGCACCTGGTTATCCTGAATTGACTGATGAAATGATTGGTCTAAACAAGGACAAGAAAGAAATCGCATTTGTAGTTGGTGACACTCCACTAAAACTTAAAGGCGACACTACTTCTCTCAAGGCGTGGGCAGATAACAATACAAACATCGATGCTTATGCAGGTGTGTATTACCCACATGGACTATCAACTGATTTGTCTGGCAACGATGTAGTGATGCCAGCATCTGCTATCGCACTACGTACAATTGCTTTCTCTGATCAGGTATCATTCCCTTGGTTCGCTCCTGCGGGCCTAACACGCGGTATCGTTACTAACGCATCACAAGTTGGCTATGTAAATGATGAAAATGAATTCGTTCGTGTTCGTCTAACTGAAGGTCAGCGTGACGTGATGTATACAAATCGTATGAACCCAATTGCAGATATGCCAGGTACTGGTCTAGTTGTATATGGTCAGAAAACAATGCAATCATTTGCATCTGCACTAGATCGTATTAACGTTGCAAGACTAGTTAACCATATGCGTTATAGTCTAGATCAATTGTCACGTGGTTTCTTGTTTGAGCAGAATGATAAAATCACACGTGATAACATGCGTGATGCAGTAGAACGTTTCTGTGGCGGACTAGTGAGTAATAGAGGTCTATATGACTTCTTGGTTGTATGTGATGAATCAAACAACACTCCAGCACGTATTGATAGAAACGAACTATGGGTAGATATTGCAATTCAACCAGTAAAGTCAGTTGAATTTATCTATATCCCACTACGTATTCGTAATACAGGTGAAGAACTATAATATAAGTTCTATACAAATATAAAGTTAAAAACCCGGCAGCAATGTCGGGTTTTTTATTAACTGCAACCTTAATTGTATTCTATTTTGATAAATACTTGTATAGTTAAAATAACTACTTAGGAGACAATATTATGGCAAGAACATTACAAAATTTCGGTGTTCCAACAGATAGCGGCGCGACAACGGGTACGGGCATTCTACAGCCTAAACTAAACTATCGCTTTCGTGTACAAGTTGCTGGCTTTGGCGGCTTATCAGAGAATACAACCGATTTCACAAGACAAGTTATGAACGTTAAGAGACCACAGGTTTCTCACGAATCAATTCCAATCGATTCATACAATTCACGTATGTTTATGATGGGAAAACACACATGGGCACCAATTACAATCACACTACGTGATGATGTTGCAAACTCATTAACAAAACTAGTTGGTCGTCAAGTACAATCACAGCTAGATCACAGAAACCAATCAGGACCTCTATCAGGTACTAACTATAAGTTTTCAACATTGATTGAAACACTTAATGGTAATGATGGTAATCCAATTGAACAGTGGCAGCTAGAAGGTTGCTTCTTAACTAGTACAGATTATTCAAATTCTGATTATTCTGTTTCAGATGCGGTAACAATCGTATTAGAAATTCAATATGATAATGCAGTACTAACTGATACCGATCTAATGCCTTCACCTGGATTCACGAACAACTCCGGACAGCTTGGATAAATTGGTATAAAAAATGGCGAATAAGTCTCTTAGTAACGAACGTACTGCCAGTACCATCCTAGCTGATAGTAATCAGGCTAGAAGTAAATTTGGCTTTGCTGGCGAACATGGATCACCTATCACATCTGCACCTAAGATGTCAGATATGTGGTTCATTGAAGTCATTAAAACCGATGGTCAACGGGCAGACGTTTCGTCATTTGCTAAGAGTGTATCGCCTATAACGGTGTCAACTGAAGTTGCATCAGTAGACAAATATGGAAAACGAGTTCATATACCTACATACGTTAATTTCCCACCAGTACAAATAAGCTTTTACGATAAAACAGATGGTAGTGGATTTGTATTTGCAGAAGATATATACAAAAACTTCTTTAAGAATGGCAGTTTATCAACATCCGGCGATTCGATTGATGAAACAATCCAATCTATAAATTCCGGCACTAAGTTTTCAGACAATGCGGCGGGAAGTGGATACTATAGAAGTTTTCAAAAAATTGTTATCTATCATTTCTTTGGGTCATTCGGAAGTACAGATACCTCATCTGGCATAGATCCTCGGGGAGATGATCAGCGTGGTATCAGCAATGAAACAGTGTCGGATAACAATTCCGCTTCAATCCAAAAGATTGAACTTATTAATCCATTAGTAACCGACATTTCCTTTAGTGGCAGTGATTATTCTGATAGTTCAGTTCGTACCATTGATATGTCATTTCAACCAGAAAATGTTATATTTGGTACTCCAGAAGAAGCACCTGCAGTTCCAGAATGGATGAAACAAGGATTGGAATTTATTTTAGAAGATTTGAATCCTACTGATAGTGTGAAACGAGCAAAACAACTACTATCACAGGTACAAACAAATAAGAGACTTGATGCACTAATTACTGATTTAGCAGATGGAAATGTCGGCAACGATGTTGGTGCTAACACTGATGCATCTTCCAGAGAACAATTAAGTCGCTTAAAGAAATTGAGCGGAACTTTAAAAATATTGGATAGTGATCCAAATGCAACTGAAGAAGACAGGAAATCCGCACTTGAATTATTCACTGAAGAGATTGCAAGTGCAATGCCTATGCCAGCATCTGCATTAAAACAATATGACGACTTCGGAGAGCTACAATCTTCTATTGACGCAAATAACAGATTTGCGAACAATCCGTACTCAAGTGATGTTCTTTATCCTAACGTAGCAGGATTTCCAGATGCTAGGCTACAATCTGGTGGCACAGACAGATTTACTGGCGTTGATTTAGGAAATCTAGTAACTAATGAATTAATAACATCATTTATGAATGGCAAATCAATTAATCTTAATAATATCACTAGTGGAGTAGCACAAGGTATTTTGGGAAATTCTGGAATTGGCACACTTGGAAATTTGGGAAGAACCTCACAAAGTAAATTTGGTATAGAAGGTGATCTTGTAAGAGATAGTTTAATTCAGTCCACTCGACTCGGTGTTCCTACTTCTGGACCAAGAACCACTATAGTTTCAACTACTCCGGTATCTACCCCAATTGCAAGAGCCGATTTTACGGATAAGGATATTAATAAGCCCGGGATGCAGTATGATTCTAGATCAAGATCATCATCGCAGAACAATATATTTAATCTACAAAATATAATAAGGAAATTTATTAGATGAATATAGATGTGCTATCTGCAAAACTCATTAAGAAGGGTTTTTCCATTGAACGTGCTAAGGTTTTTGCAAATGAAATATTGTCGACCTCTAAAAAGTACGGAGTTGATCCTTCATATCTAATTGACCAAGTGTCAATAGATTTCAAATTAAATGATTTGGGTTCATTTATAATTAATAATGCTTTGCGATATGGGTATGTTACTGGAAAAATGTCAAGTAAACAACCGAATAAATACATTGCAAGAGCAATTATTAAATGACGAAGTTTCACCAGGGTAAATATACAGTAAAAAATACACAAAAGTATGCAGGCGGCAAGACACCAACTTTCAGAAGTAGTTGGGAACATACGTTTATGTGCTTTTGTGATGACAATCCTAATGTAGTTGCATGGGCTAGTGAGCCAGTAAAAATTACATATCAGAATCCAGTGACTGGCAAAGTTACTGGGTATGTCCCTGATTTTGTTATGACGTACATAGATGCAACCGGCAAAAAACATGCGGAGTTGATTGAAATAAAACCATCATCCCAGTCAAGACCAGAATTTGCAAAAGGTAGAGGTGACCAGGCACAAGTTGCAATAAACTATGCTAAATGGGAAGCAGCCACTTCATGGGCAACTAAGCGTGGAATGAAATTTAGAGTTCTTAATGAGGGCGATATCTATCAAAATACTAAGAAACCAAAAGCAAAAAAGACTAAAAAGAAATAGGATATGACTATGACAAAAAAGTTAGAAGAGACTTTCAATCTATCTCCAATTGTTAATGATGAAGATGCAACAGTAGAAGAAATAGTAGAGAACCCTACTATGGAACAATCTAGTGCCTTAACTGAACTACTTAATTCTGAAATTCAAACTATTGATAAAATAGATTCTGCATTGCCTACTGTACAAGACTTGAACCAGCATGATAGAGAGATGGATGATATTCATACAAAGGCGTTAAATGCATTTGAAGAATTGTTTCAGTTGGGCATGAATGTAGAGGTACATGCAGGTGCAAAACTCATGGAAACCGCTAACTCAATGTTGAAGACTGCAATGGAAGCTAAAGATAGCAAAGTTGATAGAAAACTTAAAATGATTAATTTACAAATGCAGAAGGCTAAATTAGAACACCAAATCGAAAAAGAAACTAAGAAAGTTAGTGGCGATTCCGAGATAGAAGGAGATGGCGCTATCGTTATTGATAGAAATGAACTGTTGCGGAGAATAGCTAAAGTTAAAGATATAACAAAAGATGATAAATAAGAATATAAATTGGAGAGACCAATGAAGAGTTTTAAAGAATATTTAACAGAATCAGTTACCGAGAGAAAGCTAACTCTTAGATTCGCAACAGAAATGAGTGAAGAAGATGTCAATCGCATTGAACGTTTTCTAGGCAAGTATGATTTGATTTCGATCTCTCGTACTTCAACTACTCCTATAACACAGAACCCACTGTTCTTTTCAGACGATGTGAAGAACACTAAAGTTTCTAAAATGGATATTGTTACTAGTTATCCAATAGCGGCTGATGTTTTGCGTCAACAACTATCAGATTTACTTCCAATGAATATGCAGTATATCGCAGTTCATCCAGAAGGTTGGGAACCAATGGAAGAAGTAGAAGAAGACGGTGATAAGAAAGCACTACTTGATAGTGAATACGATGATGCGTCTGACGATGGTAAAAACTATGGTCGCAAATTCATTGATGGCTTTTTAGCATCGTTGACAAAACGTGATGAGGTCACAGTTGAAAACGAACTAAGTGTTAAACCAAAATCTGATATTGCATTAGACATGATGGATACTGATGAGAAACCAAGTTCGTCAGTAATTACAGGAGACGAAGAATGAAACATTATAATTTAACGACTACTGATAGAAATGGTAAGTCAATCACTACGACAAACACAAGTACTGAGTATCCAGAAGAACTACTTCGTATGCTTGCATTGTCTGGATCATCAGTGGAGATCACTGACGATGGTAAATGTGGATGCGGCGAAGAATCATGCGGATGCGGTGATGAAGTAGAAGCACTAAATGCGGAAGCAGAATATAGAGCGGCTCCAGCAAATGATGAATTAGATTTAGATGATTTTTCAAAGAAAACTGCTAATTCTATTTCTATGCAGAAAAAAACATTGCAGCCTAGCAGAGGTGATAACCCGCTTGAGTATTCGACAAACGAAGGCGATATCTACGAAGCATTAATGTTAGAATATGACACAATGGCAGAAGATACCTCATTTAGAGATAGAGATAACTTTGTTACTAATTATATTTCAGCGGCAGAAGAACTAGCAGATGATGAATTCGAAGATGGTGATATTGACTGGAATCCTGAAGCGTTAGCAGCGATGAAAAAGGACGCAGAAACATTTTATAGCAAAGCAGAGAAATTGCTACAAACATTAGATGCTGATCCGAGCCAGCATGGGTATGACTTTTGGTTAACTCGTAATGGCCATGGTGTAGGCTTCTGGGATAGAGGCTACGGAGAAGCAGGTGATAAACTAACTGCATTTGCAGAAAAATTTGGCGAAGTTAATGTTTACAAAGGTGATGACGGCAAAGCTTACATCGGATAATTAAAAAATTAAAACACAATATCACAATATTACAGTAGACAGGGAAATATATTATGTCATATTCGGTTAAATTCAGGCGCGGTACTACTATAGAACATGCTACTTTTACAGGCGGCGAAGGTGAGGTCACCGTAGATACAACTACTAATTCATTAGTAGTACATGACGGCGTAACAGTTGGCGGACATGCAGTCGCCAGTGGCGGCGGTGCAGGCGGCAGTGTTGCAATATACGCTAGTATTACTGCACGTGACGCGGTTTCATCAAACGAGGGGGATCTCGCGTTTCTAAGTGACTCTGATACACTACATGTATACAATGGCAGTGAATGGAATAGAGTTTGGGCAGGTCCAGATGCATTACCTACATGGACAACAGAATTGCCAGAATTGGTAACATTAAATAAAGACGGCACAGCGACTACACTAACTGTTGCAGCAACAGATTCAGACGGATTTGATATAGAATATACATATGATACTAGTCCAAGTAATCAATCACAAGCAACAATTGCAAATAATAATGATGGTACATTTACATTAACGCCTAGTACATCTACATCAGATGCAGGAGAATTTACATTCCGTGCAAAAGCGACTGATGGATTACACGTTATATCTACCACTGCTACTGCAAAGTTGGCCTTTGGTGCAGATATTACATTCGATTCTACTGAGCCTGGAATAACAACGAATTCTACTAATTCTGTTGATTGGGCGATGGTCAGCGGCGGGACCGATACCAGCGGCCAGCCCGTAAGTAGTGAATTGGAATCTGGAAGAAAATATTTTGAAGTTGAAAATATTTCCAGTGGCGGCGCATGGTTCGCTGGCTTAGTGCGTAGTGATGCTGGTCAGGGACAGGTTGGTTGGACTGATAACAATATAATTCAATTTTACTACAGTGTCTCGGTGGTCACTAATAATACTTGGATAAATGGGACAGGCTTAAATCAGGTGTCTGCGGGTGATATAATGCAATTTGCATATGATACTACAACAGGTGAAGTTTGGATTGGCCAAAATGGCAGTACATGGTGGCCAAATGATCCAGCAAGTGGCGCTGGATCAGTGGTTGGTGGTACACCGGGGACAACATTCCGTTTGACATTCGGTAGCGGCGGCGGCGGCATGACGAGTTTCGCAGGTAATATTATTACAAGTGGAGTAACCTTCAATTATTCTGTGCCTACTGGATTTACGGGCCATTAATAACACAAGAAATACTAAATGTGAAGTTTATTAGATATATAATATACTATGCTAATAAACTTCACATTGGTGATAAATACTAGTAATGAAATAAATCTTTTTAGGAGAAAGAATACATGGCTTATTCAGTACAATTTAGACGCGGTACTACCGCAGAGCACGGATTATTTGCTGGTCTATCAGGCGAAGTTACCGTAAACACCGAAACAAATACGTTAGTAGTACATGATGGTACAACTGTGGGAGGACACCCAGTCGGTGGATTCGCAGATGGCTGGACAATGTCTGCAAATGGTGCATCGGGAATCCGTATTGCCAAGGACGGAGTCAACCTGTTTGATTTAGACAGTTCAGGCAACCTTACAGTTATCGGTAACGTTACTGCTTATGGCACAATATCGTAATATTTTTATACAATATAATTTAAAAAGCGTCTGTAATGGGCGCTTTTTTTATGCTTACATAAAATTATATAGAAATGGCGATTGCGCAAATTCATCATATAACTTAATTCCTCACGTGGTATTAGTATAGTAAAGCGTCCTTCGGGGCGCTTTTTTAATAATACAGTATCTTAATTTATATAAAATTGATGATAAATACAGATAGAAAAGATTTTAGGAGAATTAAATGGCTTTACAAACAACTGGAGTTATATCACTTGCCGATATTGCAACTGAATTTGGCGGTGATGCGCCGCATGGATTAAATGAATATTATGATGTAGCATCTGGGATACCAGTTACTGGATCAATCGGACTGGCTCATTTCTATGGAACAACAGCAATTCCTTTAGCGCCAGCCGCAGTATGGACTAAAACATGGGATTTAGCTACCGACTGGAGTTCAGCCGAAAGAATTGAAGAAACAACATCGTTAACTGTGAGGGTTAACTCAATAGATTCTCGCACCCCACACGGCGACACTAAACTGACTTGGAGTGCAGATGGCTACTTCATGTACTTAACCGCCAGTGACTTCTGGATGCAACGTGAAGTTTCAACACCATATGATGCGTCTCTGGCCGCAAAAGTCGAAGATAAATCTGTTCATCTTAACGCAGCAGGTAACCCGACCACTCCTATGAGCAATCATTTAATGCGGAAGTATATGCAGGTTGTGAACAACGGAAATAACACAATAGCATGGTATGGATATGGAACCTCAGGTAAAGTTTTATATATGGATGATCTAGCAACTGCGAATGATATAACTTCAGTTTCATTTACTACTACCAATTTTTATGATATGGCAGATGATATAGATTCAGGTAGGCATACAGAGCAAGTTCAATTTAATGCAGACGGTACTGCCATGTATGTATTATTTGTACTTGGATTACAGTACAATTCGAGTACAGGTATGCTTGAAGATATCAATAATAATGACGCAAAATCTAGTATAATAAAGTATGACTTATCTACTGCATGGGATTTAACAACCGCATCAACTACAAGCACTTCATTCTACAATTTCTCTAGTTATGGTCGAGACGTTTCAATGGGATTCGTTATGAACCCAGACGAGACAGAATTCTTTGCGTTTATTGATGACAGCAGTTCATCATTTTTTATGGAAAGACATGAAATCCCAACTGCTGGAGACCTCTCAAGTATACCACCATACATATGGTACAGCGGAACTAATGTATTTCGTAAATTGTTTAACTACACCATCAGTCAAAGCACAAGAACAGTTACGATGAGTCCAGATGGTAAGACAATAGCGACCTGGGAACCTAACGCCCATAGAGTAATCGGTATTGAGGCGCTCACATTATAATACAACTAAGCTCACATTGTAATACAACGAAAGCGTCCTTCGGGGCGCTTTTTTATTGCATAAATACTATTATAAATTAAGTGAGTATATAATTACATGGCAGATTTAACAAAACGAGCATATAAAACTACCGAATTTACAGATGAGCAACTTAGCGAAT